AGCCTGACGCTGAGCATGGACAGCCTTCGGTTGCTGCCGTCCGGAGCGGGCTACACAGCCCGGAAAGGACAGGCCAATGTGAAGGTGATGCGGATACCATCAACGGCGAATGAACCAGAGCAGCTGGTGATAGAAGCCGGCTGCGACAGTTTGGAGCTGGTGTGTGCCGGCTACTCCAAAACCATCAGCACCTTGAAACGGCAGCTGAAAGAGGTGAATAAGTCTAACAGTGAGCTTAAGGAGGCCGAAGAGGAAACTTCGAAGAATACCTTCTTCAAAAGGCTCAAGTATTTTTTTACCGGACTTTTATCTGGTATCGTAGCAACAGTATTAACAAGGTTCGTTATCGTCTACATTCGGAAAAAGAAGCTGGCTTGACAGTACCCTCTGAACGATAACCCACCATAAAATGAAAGAAAAATGAGTAAAAACAAGAATTTCATCTACGGCATAGCAGCCGTGAAAAAAGGAAGCACCCTGATAGGCTACATTGAAAAAGGCAGCTGGGACTGGGGAGGCTCAAAGCCTGAAAGTGTCGATGTTGAAGCAGAGCAGGTGCCTGATGCACCAGTGCTGACCCTGCTCCAGAAGAATGCACAGATTAGCCCGACTTTCAATCTTATTCAGTTGGACTGGGCGAACTTGCAACTGATTCTCGGCGGAACACTCGTCAAGACCGGAAGCGGCGGAAACGAAAAGGTTACCGGCTGGAAGGCTCCTTCTTCTCTTGTGCAGATTAGAGACAAATGGACCATTGAATTCGTAAGCGGACAGACAATGACCATTCCCAACGGAACCATACTTGCCAACCTCGGCGGCAAGCTCACCCTTACGGAAGTGTCCAAGCTCGAATGCCAGTTGAAGATCAACAAGCCGGAGGATGACTCTGCACCTTACGAAATCAACGACACGGTAAGTGAAGGCTGATGGAAGAAGATGTGATTAGACAGATACAGCGAGAGGGGGCGGAAGCATTGCTCGATACAGGTGTAAGTGTACCTCTGAAGGCTGTGCGGCTTCCGTTTAGGAAGAGCCCCTTTGTGCTGCGTGTGACTATGAAGCGTCCCTGTATGTCCGGACAGCTGAAGATTGCCCGGACATACCTTTCCATGAATGTGACGAGTGAACAGATTTGGAATTTCACGAAAGAGGAGGAATTTCAATTTCTCGTCCGGCAGGGCAAGAACCTAAGCCGTATGATAGCCTACATGATATGTCGCGGATATTTCTCACGTAAATGTGGCGTGTGGCTTGTGGCTTGGTTCATACGCAACTTCATGACACATGAATACCAGATGGAGGTAATGAAGAAATTCGTCTCCCTCATGGGTACCGACCCTTTTATTCCTATTATCAGATCAGCAGAGATAGCGAACCCGATGCGCCTGCGTCTGAGCCAGAAAAAGAAGGAGGGGAGTTAAAGAGCCAGTGGGAAGGCTCCCATAGCCCCTTCGGATTCCTGTGGCAGATAGCAAGTGCTACAGGGTGGACGGTAGACTACATACTGAATGGCGTGAACTATCAGACATTGATAATGATGCTGAGCGATGCCCCTCGCTATGTAGACAAGAACGACAAGAACAAGAAAGAAAATCAAACAGCTGAAGAGGAGGCCAACGAGATAGTCGGCTTTTTTCAGAGTAAATTAAACGAATAATGGCAAACGCACAACCGGTTAAAATAGAACTTCTGATGGTGGATAAACTTTCGCCTAATATGGATAAGAGTCAGCGGAAGGTCAAGGAACTGCAACAGAACGTGGCAGCGGCGAACAGGGAATTGGAGAACACGGAGCAGATTTCCAACCGCCTGACGCGTTCTGTCGGCAAATTGGCTGCGGCATTCACTATCAAGGAGTTCGTGTCCGAGGTAGCCAAGGTGCGTGGTCAATTTCAGCAGTTAGAGGTTGCCTTCACCACGATGCTTCAGAGCGAGGAAAAGGCCAATGCCCTGATGATGCAACTGGTAAGGACGGCTGCCACAACACCTTTCGGCTTGGAAGATGTAGCGCAAGGAGCCAAGCAGCTGCTTGCCTATGGCTTTGAAGCCGAGCGGGTGAACGAGACACTGATACGGCTTGGAGATATTGCAGCCGGACTAAGTGTTCCTTTAAACGATCTGGTATATCTGTATGGTACCACAATGGCACAAGGCAGGTTATATACGCAGGACTTGAACCAGTTCACCAACCGCGGTCTTCCTATGATAAGTGAGCTGGCGAAACAATTTGGCGTGGCCGAGGACAAGGTGCGCGAACTTGTGGAAGCCGGAAAGGTCGGATTCCCCGAAGTACAGAAGGTTATCGAGAGCCTCACCAATGAGGGCGGCAAGTTCGGTGGTTTGATGGCCGAGCAGTCAAAGACGATAGTAGGACAGATTGCCAACATAGAAGACAGCATCTCGATAGCGTTCAATAAGTTAGGTCAGCAAAGCGAAGGTGTCATCAATACGACATTGTCAGGCATCTCGTATGTCGTAGAGCACTATGAGCGTTTTGGCCGTATCCTGTTGGCCATGGTGGCCACCTATGGCACCTACCGAGCCGCCGTCATGCTTACCGCAGCAGCTAAAGGGTGGGCAACGGCCGCAGAGGCTCTGCATTACAATTGGCTGGTTCTTGTGGAGAGAGCGCAGAAAGCGTTGAATGCCACCATGCTTGCCAACCCTTACGTCTTGGTGGCAACAATGCTCGCCGGCGTAGTGGCCACCATGGTTAGCGCAAAGACCGAAACGGAGCGTCTGCAAGATGCAGATGAAGCCTACGAGGCGCAGAAGCAGAAAGTCATTGAGGCGGAAGAAGCCCATAAGCGCAGGTTGGAGGAACTCTGCCAGATAGCCGGTGATGAAGCATTGTCTACTGATACAAGGCGTGAAGCCCTTAACAAGTTGGAGCAGAAGTATCCCAACATCTTTGCGAAGTATGATACTGAATACGCCAAGCTGAAGAACATCAAGAAAATCAAGGAAGAGATAGCCTTGCTCGATGGCCAGAAGTCGCTTGCGAATCCTAAGAACGAGGTCAAGACAATCAACGACAGGATAAAAACACTTGAAAAGAAAAAGAGCACGGAATATTGGGAAGAATCCGACCGCAATGGAAGTATGACCAAACGTGGCGGATTGACCAAAGGCGAGGAAGCCGAACTCAAGACACTATATGGCAAAAGAAACAATCTGACTGGGCAGATACGCAAGAGCCAAGTCAATGCTTATTTTGAAAAGCTCACAGGTGTCAGCAATGATACGCTGGAAAAAGAAATCAAACGCCGCGAAAACCTGTTGGCAGCGATGAAGGTAAACGGTAAGAAGTATGGAAAAATAATACAGGGCAGCAAGAGCTTGACAGGCATATATTCCAATGACGAGCTGCAGTATCAGCTCAACAAGTTGGTAGCTGAAAGGAATCGACGCAATGCCAAGCGTGATAACAGCGCAGCATGGGGAGCGCAGGCGAAGAAGAATTATGAGCAAGCTCTTAAAAACTACAACAATTTCGTCAGAAGCAAGTCAAACAAGCTGACGAAGGAAGAGTATGAGAAGCAGGCGAAGGAGCTCAAGGATGACCTTGATCAAAAGAAAAAGGAATACGACAAGACCAAGCCCGCCAAAAATGCTGACGCAAAAAAAACGGACAAGAAAAAGCTGAAGGAAGAGGCGGAAGCAGAACGCAGGCGACAAATGGCTGAAAAGATGAAGCAGGAACTCGTAGACCTGCAACGTTCTAACGATTCGGCGGAAATTGAAACCATGCAGGAAGGTCTGCAAAAAAAGCTCCGCGAAATAGAGAACGAATATCAAGCTCGCAAAAACGCCATTGACAAGCAAGAGAGCAACTGGAAGCGTGACAATAAAAAGGCAAAGAGTGCGGTCGGCAAGGACGGTCTGACAGCGGAGCAGGCAGAGGCATTGAAGAAAGCCCGTAGTCAAGCTGCCGTTATCCGAAAGAAAGAAATAGCTGATGCCAACAGGGAGGCTCGCAAGGAAGAAATCTCTGCTATGGTAGACTACCTGAAGGAGTATGGCTCATTCCACCAGCAAAAACTGGCATTGGCAGAGGAATACGCCCAGAAGATTGCAGAGGTGGATGCATCATCTGTTAGCAACGCAGCAAAAGCATGGCAAAAGCGACAGCTGCTGAAGGAACAGCAGAAGAAGAACTCCTCGCTGTCGTTTGAAAGCATCTCGAGAGGCATCGACTGGCATGTGCTGTTCAGTGGCGTTGGCAATCTCGCCAAAGAAATGATGGTGCCGATGTTGGAGCAACTGCGTGCTTATGTCAATACCGACGAGTATAAGAACGCCGATGCTGACACCCAGCAGAAGGTAACGGCTCTGCTCCAGGAGATACGCAAGTATGTCGGTACTGACCAGAGCATAACATGGCGAACGCTTGACGAAGCCGTCAAACGCTTCACTGACAGCGTGGCTGTTTATGACCGTGCTGTAAAGGCCGAGGAAGATGCCGTAAACGCACGGAATGAAGGAAAGAGAAAGCTTGATGCCGGTGAAATCACGAACGATGAATATAAAGCTCTTGAAAACAAGGCACAGGAACTTGGCGATGCTACGGTGAAGGCGCACGAGAGTATGGAAGATTTCGGTGCTGCCTTGAATCGGACTTCGGACGAGGTGGCAAACTTCACAAGCGGGCTGACAACCGCCCTGAACAATGCCAAGGGCTGGCAAGGCGTGGAAGGCTTCAATGGCCTGCAGCAACAAGTGGGTGCCATTGACAATTTGAAAGGCACGCTCGACGCGATACTTCCACAGATGGGAGAAGGTATGGCGAAAGAGATAGGCAGCACGTTGTCAAGCACGATGGGTACGACGCTGTCATCCATCGGTGGAGGTATATCAAGCCTGCTGTCAAGCGGGCTGGGAAGTGTCATCGGCATCGTAGCCCAGATACCAAGGCTTATACTTGATTTGGTTAGTGGCATCAAGGGGTTTGTGACAGGCGTCCTCAACTCGATAACGGAACTTGTTTCGTTGCGTTGGATAGACGATCTCGTGGTTAGTATATTGGACGCAGTCGGCAACCTGATAAATGCCATATTCGACCTGCCCGAAAACTTATTCCACGTGCTTGAGCGTATTGTCGTGAATGGCGTGGGTGGTCTTTTGGACTCTGTTTTAGGCCGTGTCGGCAATATACTGACACTGGGCTTGCTGAGCAGCAGCGGTCCAAGCGACTGGTTTACCAATTCCAACGAAAAGGAGGTCGCAGAAGCCATTGACAGGCTCACTAAGCGTAATGAGCTGTTGGAACAGGCTATCGAGGATTTGACAGACGAAATGAAGACGGCGAGGGGTTCCACTGCCATTCGCATATCAAGCGATGCAGAAAGACTGCAACGAGAGACGAACGACAACTACAAGGACATCGCACGGAAACAGGCAGGATATCATTCTGCCCATCATAGCTGGGATTACTACTGGAAAGGTTACAGCGATGAGCAGATAAAACGCCTGAGCGAGCAGATAGGCCGAAAGTGGGACGGTAACATCTGGAGTCTCAGTCCCGAGGAGATGAAAGTGCTCCGGTCCAATGTGGACATGTGGGAGCAGATTATCAAAACGGGGAAAGGTGGCTATGGAGAGCGTGTCGCAGAAAAGTTAAATGCCTATATAGAACAGGCTGGCAAGTTGCAGGAGATAACAGACACCCTTTACGAGAACCTTACAACCACGACAAAGAAGAACGTCTTCGACGATTTCCTCGATTCACTATATGCTCTTGCCAATGGCTCGGAAGATGTGTTTGATGACATTGCCGAGAATTGGCAGGCAATGGTCAATAAAATGACCATAAACAACCTGGTCGGGGCAAAATTCCAGAAGAACCTGGAGGCATGGTATGAAGAGCTCGCCAAACTGAACAAGGCTCGTACGAACGGCGAGATAACCGATGCCGAGTACCGCAAGCGGCTTGATGAGTTGAAGAAGGAATATGACAACTATGTAAATAGTGCCAAGAGTGATATCGAGCAGCTGCGCAATGCAGGCATCATCAATTCTGTCGACAAGAACGGTGGAACGACACAGAGCGGAAAGGCCGGTGCCTTCACCACGATGAGCCAAGACCAGGCGACAAAGCTTGAAGGACTGTTCGTCAGCGGGCAGATGCATTGGGCAAGCATAGATGACCGGGTCGAGGATGTCGCTGCAAAAATGAGTGCCGCACAGGAGCATCTCAGGAAAATAGAGCTCAATACGGGCAGCAGTGCCCAATCTCTGAAAGACATAAAGGAAGAAATGAGGAAAATTACTCGCGATGGCGTAAAAGTTAAATGACATGGACAAGATATTAGGCGGACTTGTGCTTATAAACGGCACTGACATTTGGAAGGAGTACGGTGTGTTTCTCACCGAGGAGAAGAAAGGCGGCAGGGAGAACCTGAACGCCATTCTGACGCCAAGCAAGGCAAAGGAGCATGTCGGTGTGGACATACGAGAGCATAACGGCAAGAAGTACGCCAAGACGCTCTTGCCGGCTAATGCGGAGCGTGATGTGACATTGCATTTCGCACAATACGCCAAGACGAGACAGGAATGGATAGCCAAATACATGGCATTCATTCAATTTCTAAAAACGGGCAAAGACGGCTGGCTCACGATCACCTTCACGGAGCTCAACCTGTCGCTCAAGGTGTTCTATATGGACAGCAGCTCATATACGGCATTGACTTACCTGTGGAAAGAAGGTGTGCAGGCAAGCCGTTACAAAGTCAAGTTCCGTGAACCTGACCCTATCATTTAATGACATTATAACACCATTGTAATATGCTTCTAACGCTATTTGACAGATACGGAAATGTAAAGGCGGAAATAGAGCCTGACAACAGCAGCACGCAAGAGAAGGAGATTCAGGGAGACAACCTGCTGAAGCTCTCTTTCACCTTGTATGAGTTTGTTTCCATCGATGTGAATGATTACATCGAGTACGGAAATGAGCGATACTGGGCTACCGTAAAATATGCTCCGGCTCAAAAAAGTACCATGGAGTGGGAATATAGTTTCCAGCTATATGGCATTGAGAGCCTCATCAAGCGTTTTCTCGTGCTGAATAATACAGATGGCGAAAATGAAGCTGTGTTCACTCTGACAGCACGACCTATAGACCACATGCGACTGATAGTGAAGAATGTCAATGATGGATTGGACGGGACGGCGAGCTTTAAGGTGGGAGCAGTGGAAGGCTCAGATAATGTTACTATTGAATATACTGGCAAGTATTGCAATGAAGGATTGAAGGAACTGGCAGAGGCTGTAGGTGTAGAATGGTGGGTAGAGGGTGAGACGGTGAATTTGTGTCGATGTGAGCATGGTGATGAAATCACGCTCGGATATGACAAGGGACTGACATCGCTCAACCGCGACATGGCAGACAATGCGAAATTCTACACACGGCTGTTTCCCATAGGAAGCAATCGCAACATTGATGCGACAAAATATGGACATAGCCGGCTGATGTTGCCTGGTGGTGCGAAGTACGTAGATGTGAACGTGGAACGCTATGGTATCATACACCATTATGAACAGAAGGCTTTTTCAGACATCTATCCCCGCCGTATCGGGGTTGTAAGCAGCGTTCGCTCCAAGCAGGTGAAGGATAAGGAGGGCAAGCCCTTTATTATCTACTATTTCAAAGACGATGCCTTGCCTTTCAATCCTAACGATTACGAAATCGGCGGCTTGGTAAAGCATGTGTCTTTTCAAGCCGGCAGTGAACTTGCTGGGTTAGGCACTTCCAATGAGCATTATTTTGAAGTGAATTATGACAGTAAGGCCAAAGAGTTTGAGATTATTACGATATGGCCTTATGACAACGACATGCAATTGCCTGGCGGAACACTGGTTCCGAAAGCTGGCGATAAGTATATCCTATGGAATATCAGAATGCCCGACGAATATTATGCCTTGGCGGAAAAAGAGCTTCTGAAAGCTGTCAATGAGTATAATGGCAAGCACGCATTGGACGTAAGTCGCTACAAAGCACCGACGGATTTTGTCTGGATAAAGGAAACAGGAACGGAATTGTTTATCGGCAGACGTGTTCGGTTGGAGAGCAGGGAATATTTTCCAGAGAACGGATATCGCTCAAGTCGTATCACGAAAATCAGCAGGCAAGTGAATGAGCCGGGACAGATGGATATAGAAATCTGTGATGCTCTCTCAACGGGCACAATGGCAAAGATGGATAGTGCCATTGCCGATGCAAGGAACTATGCTGGAACTCTCGTCGGCGCGATTAATATACCGGATGTTATCCGCAGCTGGGACACAACGAAGCCTACAGATACCAACCTGTACAGTGCCCGACGTACGCACAAGGAATTTCTGAGCAAGAATTCAGCCGACACGGCGCAGGGGTTAATTACTTTTTTGAAGGGTATAGGATTCAAGGACGGTGCAGGTTTCGATGGCTTTGGCAACGCCATATTGAAAGCCATTCAGACGCTCGGATTTGAAAAGACCATCAACGGCTTTGGCGTATGGCTCGATGAGAAGGGGCGGGCGCATGGGCAAATCGACTACTTAGAGGTGATTGGCAAGGCTATCTTCCGTAGCCTTCAGATAGATGAGTACAAGCATATCGGCGGAAATATCGTGCTGTCAGGTGCAAATGCCATCATAAACAAGGTTGTGCCCGTTGATGGTGGCTGGAAGTGCTACTTACACACCGACGACGGCGACAAGGCTATCACCAACGATTGGTTGCCGGGCGACCAACCGTTGTGCCAAACATTCAACATCAAACCTGGCATATATGAAAATGTCAGCAACCGCTACTACTGGCGTGTCGTGGCAGAAGTCGGGCAGAAAACAGCAACGGAAGAAGCGTATATCGTCATTATCGACGATGACACCTACTGCGATAAAAGCGTAGAAAACGACGAACCAAAGGCGGGCGATAACATCGTGTTATGTGGGCACAATACGCTGTGGGACATTACCCATGGCGTAGACCCGACGAAGTACCGTCATAGAATGAATGTTACGATGATTACCACCTCGAAAGAGACAGGGGGCACAATAGAGGTGTACAGGAATATTCACGATTTTTCGCTAAGTAAAGGCAATGCAATATTCCACCTGTCGAGCGACAAAATCTATATGAATAGCCGCCACTTCGAATGGGTAAGCTCCGATGGTGAGCGCATTCCCAACGTGCTGTACCGTGGTGACTGGACACCCGGCACGGTGGCAGCGAAATATGAAGCGTGGTATCATGGCGGTGGCACGTGGCTTTCATTGATAGACAACAATACCGACGAGCCTACAGAACAATCTTCCAAATGGAAGCAATATGCTGCCAAAGGAAAAGACGGCGGTACAGGGCTGCG